GCTAACCCCTGGTGGGGGGTGGATAAGAAAAAGACTGGTCTCGCTCTCGGCATCGCCCAGGAACTGCGCGAGAAGGGTAATACCCAGGTTGGCACAGATTTCTATGACCTTATCTCTTCTGAAGTCGATAAGGTGCTTGCGCCACCGGCGGCAGACGAGCCTGTTGACAAGGTTGCTGGTGTTCGCAACAGTGGCGGCGCTTCGCGAGGTGGCGGCAAACAAAGTTTCGCTGCTCTCCCTGCCGATGCTAAAGCGCAATGTAACGCCGAGGCGCGTGAATTTGTAGGCGCCAGCAAACGCTACAAAACAAACGAAGAATGGCAAGCCCAGTTCGCTAAACTATATTTCGCAATGGAGTAAGAAATGGCTATCGCACCCCTCAATCCTGCAAACAAACCCGACATGGAGCGCAAGCGTATTCCTATGTCAACCCCCGTCCAGCGTCTTGAGGCGCCTGACATTCCCGGTTACCATCTTCATTGGTTTACCGGCTCGTCTGAGCGTATCCAACGCGCCCTGGACGGCGGCTATGAGTTTGTGGATGAGCGTGAAACGAAGGTAAACAGTGTCGGCATCGGAAACGAATCTACTCGTTCCGGTAACAACGATCTAGGTAGTAGAGTCAGTGTCATTTCAGGGCAAGATATCGGTAAAGACGGTCAACCCGTTCGACTGGTTCTGATGAAGATTAAGCAAGAATGGTATGATGAAGATCAGAAAGCTGTAACAGCTCGTAACGAACAGGTAGCAGCTTCGATTCGTGGTGGACTCATCGGTGCAGAGCATGAGAAAAATAATGATGCTCGTCACCGCTATGTTGATCCGGCTCGGACAGCGCTCCCTGACCTATTTAATCCGAACAAAAAACGCCGTCAGGCGTAAGGAGACCTAAATGGCTAACGCCAATCGGCCTTCCGGTTTCACTCCCGTCAGCTATCTGAATGGGGCACCCTGGAATGGTCAAGCTCGTGTTTATTCTATCGCCGCCACCTACGGCACGGCACTCTACATCGGTGATCCGGTTATCAGCAGCGGCACCGCTGATGCCTACGGCATTGCTGGCGTAGCAATCGGAGCCGGCAGTGGCGCGCTTCGTGGAGTTATCGTCGGATTGTTCGACTCCGGTTCAACCACAGGTTCGCCTGGTGGCGTAACGGTAGGTGGCATCTTTGATGCTAACAAAGTCTACCGCCCAGCTTCCAATGCGAACGTGTGGTATGCCGCAGTTGTGGACGATCCGAACGTGATCTTCGAATTACAGGAAGAGTCCAACGGCACCGCACTCGCCGCGACGGAAGTTGGCCTGAATCAGATTTCCTTAATCGGAACTGGTAATGGCTATCTCTCCGGTTGGTTGCTTCGTTCTGCAACCGGCGCCACTCCTGCCACCACCGCTACTCTCCAACTGCGTTTGCTCGGCTTGTCCCAAAAGCCCGCCGGCACAAACGTCTTTGGGGCATATGCAAAATGGCTGGTTCAGATTAACGTGCATGAACTCGGTCACGGCACTGGTGCTGCTGGCGTATAAGGAGAAACAATCATGGCTGCTGGAGTTATCAATACCGCATCGCACCCCAAGTTACTTTGGCCCGGTGTATATACCACGTGGGGTCAGATCTACGACTCTCATCAAAAGGAATACACGGATCTCTACGAGATCAAGCATTCCGACAAGGCTTACGAGCAGGGCGTGCAAGTTACCCCGTTCGGTTTAGCGCCTTACAAACCGCAAGGCTCGCCGGTCACTTACGACGGTGAAGTGCAGGGCGTCGTCAACACTTATCAGCATCTCGCCTACGCTCTCGGTTACATCGTGACGTTTGAAGAGTTGCAGGATAATCAGTATAAGGAAGTGGCGAGCAATCGCGCCGCTGCCAACGCATTCTCAATGCAGCAGACTATCGAGAACGTTGGCGCCTTCCTTTACAATAACGCCTTCGTGACGACTTATTTCACGACTGGTGATAGCGCCGCACTCGTAAGCACTGCCCACGTTAACGCGACGGGTGGCACTTATAGCAACGCGCTGTCCCCGGCGGCCGACTTGTCGGAAGCATCACTCGAAGACTTGACCATCCAGATCATGGGTGCCACCAACGACACGGGCCTGCTGATCAACGTAATGCCACGTTCACTCCACATCGCGCGCCAAGAATGGTATAATGCGAATCGGATCTTGAACTCGGTATTGCAATCCGACACCGCGCAGAATAATATCAACGTGCTGAAAGCGACCAACGCTTTCCCCGAAGGTATTAAGATGAATCACTATTTCACCTCTGCGCATCCGTGGTTTATCCGCACTAACGTGCAAAAGGGTATGACCATGTTCTGGAGGAATGAACCGATGTTCGATCAGGACAACGACTTTGATACCAAGAACGCAAAGGCTGCGAGTTACATGCGGTTCTCCGTGGGTTGCACAGATCCGCGCGGGATCTACGGCAGCAACGGGCCGTAAGTTAGACTAGTTGTTTTACCCGTGTTGTATGCGTTCGTATAACACGGGTATCGCAAACAGTTTAGTCAGCACTAGCGTGTCGAGCGCACCTCGACGGATCTGACCTTTGGTCAGCGCACAGGAGAATCACCATGCCAATCGGCGGCGTAGTATCGAATTATCCCCAGGGTTTTACCTCGGGAATGCAGGTGCGAGGAATGCCCCTGCTTCAAATGCAACCCGGTAATGTATTCTGGGTTGATAACGCAAGTGCGCTTAACGTGGGCGCCAAGGCGGGAAGTGACAGCAATCGCGGAACCTACCTTGCGCCATTCTCCACTCTCCAATACGGATTGGATAGTTGCACTGCTTCTCGCGGTGATATTATCTTCGTGGGTGGCGGACACGCAGAGACTATTTCGAGCACTACTGTCCTCGCCTTGAACAAAGCAGGGGTTGCGATCATCGGCCTAGGTTCCGGCGGCTTGCGCCCAACCTTCACATTCACGACCGTCGCAACCGCAAATATCCCTGTCACAGCGGCGAACATCAGCATTCAAAACTGCTTATTCCGTGCGAACTTTGCGGACGTTACGTCGATGTTTACCGCTACTGGCGCAAATACGCCGACAGATTTTGCGATTGATAACTGCGAATTCCGCGATTTGTCGAGTGTTCTTAATGCCATTACTATTTTCACTGGTAACGCAACTGCAAACTCTTGCGACGGTTTCTCCTTCACGCGTAATACAATCTCGAGCCTGGGCACGACGGCGGCCACCACTGCGCTCAAGCTTAGTTCTGCAACTGATCGTGTAACTATTGCAGATAACTTTGGTAACTGGGCGGTGCTGGACAACACGGCGGCGATGCTAGCCGGCGGTGCGAACAACATTACTAACTTGATGTTTGCGCGTAATGTGCTGAATCGTCCGAACACCAGTTCCACCGGCGGCTCGTTCATCAGTTCCTCCTCCACCGCTTGCACCGGCCATTGCTACGACAACTATATGTATCAACTCGATGCTACCGCCGGTATCTGGATTGCGACCGGCACGAAGCTTGCGTTTAGCAATAACTTCAGTCCCATCACCGGCGCTGCCGATAAGTCCGGGCTGATCAATCCCGCCGCTGTCTAACCTTAGGGGGGTTCGCCCCCCGTTTTTGGAGCTATCATGCGGCCATTTATTGTAAGCTACACCCCGCTCGCGGCGGCGACAACCTACTTTGCGACAGGACTGACTGGCGCGACTGGCGTAATTGCTACGCCAGCAGTGTCAGACGGACTGGCGCATTTCGTCACACTCGCCTCGGCGGCAAATCTTTCCGGCATCACGATGACTTTAACAGGTCTCGATGCAGACGGTCAGGCGCAGACTGAGGCTATCGTCGGCCCGAATATTACGACTGTAACGGGTGTTAAGTATTTCAGTCGTGTCAACACTATCACATTCGGCGCTACCCTTGGCGCGAATACTATGGATGTGGGGATTTCGGCTGTCGCAATATCTCAGACCTTGCCCATTAACTATCTACAATCTTCATTCAGCTCAACGCAGATGGTGGCAATCACAGGGACTATTAACTACACCGTGCAATACACCGAGGCGGCGATCTACGATGCTGCCCCTTCCACACTCACCTGGTTCAGTCACGCTACACTTGCCAGTAAGACGGCTTCTGCTGACGGTTCAATTACCTCCCCTTTCCGCGCCCTTCGCCTCCTCATCAATTCCGTGACGGCAAGTGCGACCATTTCTTTAACCAGTATTCAAACGCGAGGTTAATATGGCCCTGTCTAATGTTGAAGAACTTCGCCCGCTCCTCGCTTTCGTGCAAATGATTAGCGACCCTGATGCCTTTGCCGAAACGCTGAAACGGGTAGAGACGGATCTTGCGCAGTATGACAAGATGATGAAAGTTTATCCGACGGTAAAAGCGGCGGACAGTTACTTCGCGCAAGCAAAGAAGTATGTGGAAGAAAGCAACGCGATAATTGCAGGGAAGCAGAACGAGTTCGACATGGCGCGTTCTGCGTGGTTGCAGGATAAAGCTGCGCAAGAAACTGCGCTGGATGAACAACGTCAGGCGGTAATGTTAAAGGCGACGGAGTTGAGAGAACGAGAAAAACTTCTCGCCGGCGGCGAGCATACCCTTGAAGTTAATACGCTACTTGTCGAAGGCTTAAAACAAGACGTGTCTAATGAAAAGGCAACGCTTGAAAAGTTAAATGCGGA